GGGGTGTTCCCAACGAGGTGGCGGTGCTGGAGGGGGAGGTGTGGATGGACGTTGTGTTTTAATTGGTTGTATGAGATTTTGCTCTATCCCTTAACTGTTTGCAAGTAACAGGCAACAATATGTGCTGATCTACTGAACATGCCCCTCGTCCTAGCAATGCAGATGCCAGGCGCGCACGCCCCCAAGAGTCAGGATTTTGGCCAGCTCTACTTCCAGAAGAGAAGTATGCTCCCCGTCCTTTTGATAAAACTCTTCTTTGTTTAGAAGCCGATATACCGGTCAAAACCGATATCTTCTTCGTGCTCTTAGTAGAAACACCGTAGATTCGTTCGAAATCTAAAACATGCCTGGAGGGCTTGTGTTTGTAAGATTTAGGTGTGGGTCTCACTTTGTATATACCCTTTTCAGACTCTTTTTGGCTTCTTCTGATATACATCTTTTGCAGTTTTGTATCCTTATTACTCAAACCAGAAGTGTATTTGGGATTTATCCTTGGTGGACTCATTTCTATATTAAAAACAAATTCTGTGTCTACGAATAACAATGAATTCTTTTCATGTCAAGGGTATCTCTAGACACGGCTATGGGGAAGGTGTCCTGCGTCTAGTACAGACTCAAACTGGATGGACTCAACGTGTCGTAGAAGGTGATCTAGACTTCAAAGCCTGTTTGAATGTTGATTATGTCAGCAAGGAATCTGAAAAAGAGTTGAGATCTTGGCTCATGTGTGACATGAAACAGATAAATGTTCTTCAAGAATGGTTTAAAAGCCCAAACGAGTAGGCCATCACATGACCTACTTGTCTGAACTAGTTTGTGACCTCCTGTATCTCAGAGATGTACTGTTTAGATCGGATCCCGATTCACCTCAATGGTACTCATTATGCGATGCCGACCCCCAATTTCGTCATGTCATGAATGAACCTACCACTGTGATATATGTGTTTGACATTTAACTTACTTTCTTGCTCTCGACTTCTTAGCCCTCTTAGCCGGCTTCTTAGCCGACTTCTTAGCAGTGATTCTCTTACGCTTCCCACTTGGCGAAAGACCCAAAATAATTAGGGGAGAGCCCTCACCCATTGCAAGCAGGGGGTCGAGCATTACGTGCGAAACTACATTCCTACCAGTGGCAGCGATTCTCCCTACTGCTCTAGGCATTGCAATACCTGCTGCAACTGCCGCTTTGGTGATCTTTCTTGGGACTTTTACCGCTAGAGCAGCAGGACGTCCGACCAGTGGGGTCTTTCTTACGAGCTTGGTCATATTCCGTGTAACAGGCTTCATGAAAAAGTTCACTGTGTTTCCTGTTGTTGTAATACCTGTCTTGTATGCGCTTGATATTTTCCTCATAGACATTGTATATATTGTAATTAGAAAAATGTATTCATAATATAATAAAAATGAATGATAGTCAAGCCCTCACATATGTTACCATAGCGGCACTTGTAGGATTCGGTATGTATAGAAAGAATTATACGCCAACGGATCCATCTGAATCGTTGTCCGCGGAGGGTGAACCATACGCACTTAGCGTGCCACGTGCGCGTAGCTCTTCAGACGCGTCTGACTTACTCACAACAAAACCGAAATCTTCTTACTTGACTGGAAAGCATCATGTCGCTAAGATAGCATATCAGCTAGAAAAGAACCTAGACCCAAGTGAGTCCATAATACAAGTACATGATTACTCTAACTCCCCCAGTGGAGCTGGTGTCCAACATACATTTGACGTCACAACTTTCAACAGTTCTAGTACTCAATCTCTTACTAAACGAATACAATGCCTTGAAAAGGGTAACTCAGTAGAAATTCTCAGCAAACAAATAATGTCACCTATAACTGGATCAATAATGACACAAAAAGATATTATGGATGATGTATCAGATCTTCTTATTGATGATATGGAATCAGAAGGAGATGCTAAGTTTGTTAGAGATAAATATGCATTTGTAAAGAAAGATATACTGCCACAAGAACCTACACCACTAAGCTCAGAATGCACCAGGCAACTGAATGAAGGGACAATAACTGACGCATGTAAGACACAATTGAACGTTTATTCACGATCAATGGCAGAATACAAAAAACAAGTAATAGAATCTAGAGAAAATGCAACATTTACAAGACGCCACATAGGGTTTGCTCCTATGAATGAGAAAATACAAGACTCTCAAAAATATCCATTTTCTCAACCACAAACGTTTGGTTTTGTTGCACATGAACAAGCACCCATAGACTACTCATCAATTTCTACTTTGAAACCCCTTAAAGATGAGAATTTCTTTAATTCATTGGCATTGGAAAACTCGTCACTCGCGATTCAATATGGATAATTACCCAACATGTTTAACGGAAACTATGTACCTTTTAAAATGTGATTATAATACAAATGAACGTGATCAATGTAGATAACACTCCTTACAGCACCAAACCAGAACTTTGGGTAGTTGATTGATAACAATATCTATCTAGTCTACCCATTAACAATAGTCACTGGAATCTTACAACAGTTCTGGACGGGTTCAGAACTTATTTTACACACTAAAAGAAATTCGTACACCGTTGATTGGGCACCAACGTCGAAAGAAACCTGATACATATGACTCACGCCTGTGAAGGACACCTGGACGATCCAAAAACATCGTATACTCTCACATAACTTCCTTCACATAACTTCCTTCACAAACGAACTAAGCCATTCCGGACACTGCTCTTTCACTCCATTGTATTCTTGCAACTCATAATAGTATATGCTTGCTTCAACCCAAGCGTTATCAGTATTCAATGGGTGATCCAAATACCCCGCGTACAAACTTTTACCCTTCTTAAGATAAACCAGTTTCAAAAAACCAGCTGTTTTTGACCATACGATGGTCAATATCATTCTGTTTGGACCATAATTCGGGAACAAACCTTTCCCGACAACACCGGTGCGTCCAAATGGATTGACTGGAACTCGACAAAACGTATACGGAGATACTTCGATCAGAAATCGTTTGCCTCCGTCTACACAAGTCAAATTGAACCACCAAAGCTTTGTCTCTTTTACTTCACCAAGAGGATTGTAATCAGGATATTTAACAACCCATGGTACCCTCAACGTTGCCACTGCGGTTTTTTCCATATAATCACATCTTCTTGAGAACTTCTGTGTTGAGTATCGTTGCGATCTGTACCTCCTCAAAACGTATCCTAAACACAATGCTGAAACAACAAACACCCACATATTTAACAAACTCAATTTAAATATCTTTAAATAAAAAGATGATTTTTTGTAGTATTTGTACAGAGAAAATTGACATAGGAACTACACAGTATGTAACGCTCAATTCCATACCACCTGCTGGAATACATGGATGAAACATGGAAAAGGATGTCCAAACTGTAGATAGGGTTAGGTTAGGGTTAGCAAAATGAATTACTCATTAAAATAATACCTGATATCCCTCCTGAAATATGCAACTCATTGACTTCGTTAGAAACATATAACTTGTGCAAAATAGCAATTATGTTGCAAATATTTAAGGGATTATCTGAAAATGAAAATGAGAACGATGAATAACACCAATTAGTTCCTTTCTCCTCTTGATTCTCTATTTCTGCTTCAGCAATACCCAATGCCCTTCTGATTATTTGGATTCTTTTTAGTAACTGTGGTACCTCACTCTATCTATTTTTTCCTGATTGCATTGATTGTTTAAATACCTTTAACGTCCCTTTAACGTCCCTTTAACGTCCCTTTAATGTCCCTTTAACGTCCCACTCTCTGCCTGCCACTGTTCCACTGGTATGTCTTGAATTTTTTTTTCTACTCAAATTTTTTTTGGGGAAAATCTTTTTTGTTGATCCAGATTTTTGAAAAAGTTTTCCGCCAACTTCGTAGAAACATCCACCCGGTACCAGTGGGGGTCATTTACCCGGTTACCCCTGATCAAAAAGTTGTGAAAAGGCAAAATTGGAAATGTGCTGGCGAGACATGTGAATTTATCTAGCGTTCGGAGAGATAGGGCTATACATTTTTTTACTTCGTAACATTCTCAAAGATAATTTGTTGGTGACAGGTACCCGTTTACTATCACGTAAAAGCGATTTCCTGATATGAGACATACGAATTTGTTTGCGTGGCAATGCACTTTTAAGTAACATGCGTGTGACCTTGGAGGAGAGCGGAAGACGTTCAATGGGAACGTTTCGACATGCGGCTGTAATATAATCACCACGCCCCAAATATTCTACTAGTTCTGATAGCATCATGTATTTAATATGTTTAGGATGAAAAATGATCGTAGGTTCACGACCATATTTGAGCAAATACACACCAGCGAGCGGAATATTCTGAAAGTTTAGACGTATATCTATCATTTGGTCACCATGCTCGTATGTATCCTGTTTAAGTCCAGTAGATTTCTTTAGTGCTTTTATGACATTGTTTCGTGAGGAATACTCCAAGTCACGAAATGCACTTGGACCACGGGGTCCTACCATATGGAGGTAAGAAAGTGATGGCCGATGACGACCACAAGTACCAATTTGGTTCATAAATGTTACGGAAACCCCTGTTGGAATCTCATGTATTTTTTCAGAAACAAGATGATTGCCCTTGAGTATCATACCATGAGCGCGAATGTAATAGACGTTACGACGGACAGTTGGTGAAATAAATCGTATGTGTCCATGCCCAATAGGTTCACCTGCAACACCAAATTTTGTATGTGTTGAATACATAATATATAATATTATATTTTTTTAGTTCCAATTATAGCAAGGTTAATTGATAAATTAGTTGATAAATATAAATGTATCGATACCCAATTGTTTGACTGTATTGTAACCAAAGGATGTAATCTTTTGAATCATTTCGGATTGAGTAGTTTTCATGTTTTCGTGTTGCCTTTTATCATCAGTCCAGAGTTCAATTATGATGACCGGTTTATATTTTCTAATAGTTTGTTCAGCTCCTTTGATGAATCTTTCTTCATGACCTTCGATATCGACAAGTAGTATTTCAATGGAGTTCTCAAATTCGATACTGTCCATGGACACGCATCGAACCGTGTTTTCGATGTGATTTTGAGCGTGTCGTATGCTGTTCGCAACTTCGTAATCTGAAACAACGTGACAACCGCCCGTATTTTGAGGATTAAATACAATTTTAGAATCGTATTTCGAGTCACTCAACGCCAAATTGTGTGTCGTCATGTGATTCACACGGTTCAAATCCTTGTGCAAGTTTAGATGATCAAAGTTGCTCTTTACTGGTTCGAACGCAGTGATATGTGAAAAATGCTTTGCAGATGCTACACAAACACTCCCTATGTGAGCCCCTACATTGACAAGATGGCATTTCCCAATATTTTTGGTGATTTGTGTTGAAATAGACTTGAGTAAATTTACAAGATCTGGTTCCCAGATACCTTTTGTTGCAATGTGGTGTTGTATCAAATCCGAAAAGTCTTTGACAACAAACAATGTGTCTCCTGCTGTATAAATTACACCAATGGGGTTCATAATAATGTTATTTAAAAACAAATCTTTAAATAATAATGTTAGACAAGTACGCGGAGACCTAACTGAGGCGTGTGTGATGCGAGGTGCGTCTGCGAAGCGCGTACGGAAAGTGGTTGGTTTGAGGTTGTTGGTTTTGAGGCGATCGGGTTTGGTCGGTCCGGTTTGAGAGGTTACACATGTGTATCCCTTGGAGAGGCGAAGCAGGAGTCGACCCTACTGTCTCTGCTTCTTCTTTCTTTTCTTAACTTTAGAGAAGAAACAAGAACCAAAACAGGCTAGGGGTCTTCCTCCTCTTGATATTTGACGGATCACACATGTGTAACCAAGACATACAAGAGACCACCCGGAGCAGCCCCAAAGGATCAATACGGCAACCGGAAGCAGTGGAACAAGGTGACGGGTAAGTGCACGAAGCCGAGGAGGCAATTTGATTCAATAAATACTTAAAGCGATGTATCACTGACAGACAAACATCGACATGGAACTGTGTATATATGCCAGTGAAGTAGCTAAACTCGCCAACATGCACACCTATGAGTCTCAAGAAAATGCGATTCAAAAAATTTGTGAACGATATAATATTGATGCAGTAGAACAAGCAAATAAGTCTCACGAGAATGCTCTTTCATCTAAAGAACGCACACAAAACAAGTTAGAAGTACTCGAAAAAATCGTTTCAGAAAAAAATACTGAATTAGTAAGATTGAAATCGATTCAGTGTCGTATTGACGACCCTAATATTAAAAAAGATATTGCCAGAATTGAGTGTGAAACTTCAACCGCAAGTTCTAACGCGAAGAGAACACATGAGCATCTAAAAATATCAGAAGAAGAAGTAACAAAAACTAAACATGTTGCTAGAGTAGCTATTCAAGAGCAGGCAAAAACAAAAGCGTGTACACAAGCTTCGAAAATACCGGAAATAACAAAAGCAATTCAAGATAATGTAAAAAGCGCTAAAACGACTGGAGATGCATTGGCACCCCCGGACTTTCGTGAAATGCTAAAAAAAACAGCCATAGAAGTATCATCTACCTCAAACGTGCCTGCAAATACAATTCTCCGTTCACTCGAAGGAGAAGTCTCTTGTCGAATGGGGGATAAGCTTGAAACAAAAGCACTTGAACAGTATGAGCAAACTCAAAACAAACCAATAAGGGCAACCCAAAAAGGATTCAGTAAAAAATTCAAAACCTCGAAAAACAATTCATTCGTATTGTTCGGACGAACGGACGGTATGTCTGATGACCAAGTTATAGAAACAAAAAATAGAAAAAATAGATTTCTTGGGGTACCATTATACGAGAAAGTACAGGTGCATGTGTACATGCTACTTACTGGAACCACACACAGCGTACTTCTTGAGAACTTTGACAACAAACAACGTTCCCACGAAATAGAATTCGACAACTCATTCTGGAACGGAACAGTCATACCTAACCTGAATACAGCAGTTGATCTTGTTTTTGAGAGAATCTCGGGAAAAAAAAATGCTAACGCTTAATATAATGTGGTTTGCAGTCGCTTAATATAATGTGGTTTGCAGTTGTCTTACAACCATATTAAGATATTTAGCACGCTTCGCTAACGGATGATTCGGACGACCGTAGAATTCCACGTTTTTCTGTTTCACTTTATTCATTGCTTTCTTAGACGCATTCTGTGATCGGAATCATTGGCAAATGTGCGCAACACATTGATGGGTGTGCTTATGCTTCTAGCCTGCTCGAGACGGGTTCTGATGCTCATATATTACTGAGTATGATAGTATACATTTTACTGAGGATGAAAGAAAACTAGTGCTAACCACTAATCACGCAATGGATCTTATCCAGTTGCTCCTTGTACCGCCTGCCACCATCATCACCACACACACTAGACTTTACTCTATCCTGATGGTCCAAGAATCGCGAACCCACCCGAGTGTCTTCATCCGCCTCCGTTTCTAAATGACCAGAATTGTCATCGTAAAGCTGCTCCAACACCTCCCCTTTCGCCTTGTTCTCCCACTCCTTCTCCCCCTCATCACCCGGTACCACCACCTGGTAGATCGCTCGTTTCTGGTTGGGGACACGCACGTTCTGGTTCACACCATCAGGCGCCCTCCGGTGCTTCAGCTTGATGAACTGCGGCACTGCATTAGCTGGATCCGCCAGTAACGCCTGGATCTGTTCAGGGCTGATGTGATCAGTTGACTCTTTACCAAACACGTTTATCTTTTGCTCCACCACGTATTTGTTTGTGGTGTTGTTATTCACCATCCTTGGTCTCTTTATCAACTGTTCGATTTGTCTATCTTTTGCAGCCATTTGCTCATCCTTAACTACAAGCTGTTGGTCCTTCGCGGCAAGCTGTCTTTCCAGTGATGCAATCCGCTCTTTATCGCCAGATTCTATCTTACGTAATTTACATCTCTTATTTGTATGTAATGACCATGATCCTCTATTTAGTGTTGTGTATCCACATTCACACACCTTTGCTTCCTTGTAAAGATGAGACATTATATTACTTAATGGACATTTATCTTTAAGTAAACGTTTACTAAACGTTTACTAAACGTTTAGTAAACGTTTAGTTTCTCCTGCCTGCTACTTCACTAGTCTCTCTCCTTACTAAATACGTATAATATGTACATAAAGAATTAACGTAGAAAAGTTAAGGGGGGGGGGGGGG